CTGTTTGCAAGAATTCGGGGAGGTCTTCGTTGAGGATTGTAATGTTACTCATTTTCAGCTTTCTTTAGAACGTCTAACTACCACGGTGTATTCACTTTCGACATTTAGCCCCTTCGGGTAAAGGTCAGGATTCTCAGCGAGAAAGTCTTTCATGTTTGTTTGATGAATTCGTTTCTCTAACAGGCCAAATGCTCCGGTCTCTTCGATGAAACCGTAGATTGAATCCCAATCGTTTGTCCAATACCGTGACTTAATTGAACGCATGATCGTGCCATGTGGGGTGCGAATGCTGTCGGCATTCATGTCTTTGCATACGTCTAGCATCTCTTGCGATAAGACTTGCATTTGCTCTTCGAGGTCTTTGTCCTCAGCTTCAAACATTTTCTTATTCGCAGATCGCTTGTCGCGTATCTTGATGTACAGCGCAGTCAGTGTATCTAACGGCACTCTCTCTTTAACTTCTTCCATCTGATTCTCCTAATTAAAAATGTGTGGACAGTGACGGCTCACATAAAGCAGTGTATTTGTTTCAACGTCCTCCCGAAATTAATCGGAATGCAGAGGCGCTAACCCTCTGCCCATCACTGCCACACAACTCGAATATAACACAACATTTGACATTGTCAAGGGGTGTCTAAAAATTCTTGTCGATACAAATCAATTATTTTGTTATGGTTTGCTACGTTGTTGCGCAACAAAGAATATAAACGCTTCTCTGTTTGACTTCCGTGTATGTGTACGATAGTCATTGGATTGCGTTGGCCCGGTCTGTCGATGCGTGCGTTTGCTTGCAGATACGTTTCGACACTGGAGGTGGGAGCGTACCAAATAACAGTGTTAGCCGCAGTCAGTGTTAACCCGTGTGACGCCGCTTGCGGTTGGATGACAAGCACTCTGGGCTCTGCGCGTGTTTGAAATTCTTTGACAATCTCTGCGCGTCTATTAGCAGACACAGCTCCGTTAATGACATCACATGTGATGCCGTTCTTAGTAAGGTACTTGGTCAACAACTCAATCGTGTGCGTGAATGGAACAAACACCAACACCTTGTGGCTTGACTCGTCGATCACTTCCTTGATTACCTTGAGGCGGTCGGTCACATCAAACTCAATCACTTCACCGCTGTCGGAATAAACTGCGCCACCTGAAATCTGTAAGAGCTTGTTGAGTTTTACTGCGGCGTTGATAGCCGTAATCTCTTCACCAGCTGCCTCAATTAACATCTGCTTCTTGAGTATGGCGTAGTACTTTAACTGCTGCGGTGAAAGTGGTGCCTCTCTGTCAACAAACGTAAGCTCGGGCAAGTCCAAGCACTGCGCTTTCTCAAACCGAATAGCGGGTTGAAGTGCCTTATGCACTGTGGCTTCCGATGTGGGCTTAGGTATCCAACGATAGTCGCTGACCTTGTGCATGACTGAGTCACGGAACTGACCGAAGAAAACAGGCACGCCCTTGGGGTTCACGAGCTTTGCCAATCCGTAAGCATCCACAGGTGACTGAGCCGCCGGCGTTCCCGTCAACATCCACAATCCTTTGACCACTTTGGTAATGTCCCGCATGGTCTTCCATCTGTCGGTCTGTGCGTTCTTATACGCAGACGCTTCGTCAATCACGATGAGGTCAAAGCCACCCGCCATGATTTCTTTCTTGACGATCTCAACGCCATCGAAGTTAATGATGACGAACTCGGCGAGCCCATTGATAATTTGTTTGCGCTTTTCCCGACCACCATGCGCTACGGATACTGTGCGATGCAGAGCGAACTTAAACAGATCCTCTTGCCATGCGGCCTTCATCACCGACAAAGGGCAGACGATAAGCACTCGGCTAACTAACCCAACTTTCATCAAATAATCCACCGCCCAAATCACTGATGCAGTCTTGCCTGTGCCCTGCTCGTTAAAGCAAAAGCTCTTGCGGTTGCTGATTAGGAATTCGGCAGTGGTCTTCTGATGATCGAACGGGGTGAAGCCGTGTGGCCTCGGCCAGTCATACTCTGATAGGTTCATTTGGTTTCAATCTAACTTTTAAACTTTCCATGCTAGTCTCTAATTTACCGGCTTCAATCATGCGGTCGAATATGGGGATTACTTCTCCGCTGTCTTCGTTTTCTAATTCCCACCAATCTATCCAACCACTACCAAACCGCACGAGCCAAATGTCTTCGTCTTTCATTTCTTCTTGCGTTCCTTGGTGCTTGTTTCAGTTACCAACTTGTGCTGTGAGTTACGCTTGAACGAGCGGTTAGCTGTTGGGGATTGCACCTTCGTGCCGTCCTTGTTAGAGCCACCCTTGCTCAGCGCTTTAACGTGGGCAATGTCTTTGCCTTCTCTGGAATCCGCAGTGCCGTCATTGTCTTTGTCGGGGTGCTTCTTGTCGTACTCGTTACGGGCGCGTTGGCGTTCCATCCGATCAGGCAACTCGCCTCGGGCAACTTGCTGTTGGTATTCCTTTTTGTAGGGGCGGGGTTTGTTTACGTAAGGCATAGTTCATCCTTTGTTGTGTTCACATTGTTTAACAGAGCACCACTTGCATAGTGGGCCGGTCTTGGGGTTCCATACCCCGCTCATGAATGCACCTTCAAGTCGCTCAATATCGGGCAGTACTTTCTGTACATACACAGACTTCATTTTCGCATCATGTTCAGCTTTTACAAACTCTTTGCTGACTACGAACATAAGCGCAGACTTGACCCGCTCGATCTCGGGGTACTTGGCAAATATGGCGGCGGCAATCAGGTCGAGCTGACCCATGTCGGCATAGCGTGCGTTCTTACTTGTTTTATAGTCAACCGAGTAGGCCAGCTTCTTTTCGCGGTTCAAGATAACCAAGTCGGCAATCCCATGCCACCACACGCCCTCGGCTGAGAACTCGCAGGGCTGTAAGTCTTTGGTCAGGCCAAGTTTGACCTCGCAATGCTTCTCCCCGGGGATGGCGTTTAGTCTATCTAGCGAAGACCTAACGTATGCAAACTTCTCTGGTATCGGCGTTCCGTCTCTTATGTATTCTTCAGCCGCAGTGTGCATCTCTTTGCCGTACAGCGTAGCCGTGGTATCCCCCTCGATTACGTCCTTGGCAACCTTGGTGTGATAGTACTTCTTAGGGCACTGCTGAAAAGTCTTGAGACTACTGAACGACCAAATTAACTGTTTCATATACTGTCCAACCCTTTTGTGTACTTCTTCCAAATATCATTTGCACTCATGCCCCACAGATCGCCTACCAAGTCCTTAAGCTCTTGGTACATGTCGGGCTTGTTTACCTTTAGGTTTATAACCCACGTTGCGTCTTGCAACGCAGGCTTAAGTTCTTGCCATAGCTCCTTTTGCTCAGGAGGCATGGTCTTCTCTCTGTAATGTATACGCTGTCGGCTTTCTACTTCGGCTTGCCACTGCTTTTGGAGTGCTTCACGCTCCCGCTTCTTTTGTTCGGTTGTTTTGTAGTACTCGTCGGAAAAAAACTGCCTTAGTATTTCGCTACGTAAAGGGTGCTTCATCTTGCGCATGGCTCGGGCCTCAATCTGCCTGATGCGTTCCCTTGTCACACGGAACGCGACCCCCACTTCTTCTAGTGTGTAATCGCTATCTAGTTCAATACCAAACCGCATCTGCAATACTTTAGCTTCCCTTGGGGTCAGGCCGTCCAACATCTCTTGTATGTACTCGGCTAGCTCTACCTTGTGTAGCTCTTCTTCGGGGTCGATGTATGGTTCTTCCTCGTATGGCGGGCATGGTAGCTCGGGCAACGTGGAGTCTTCCTTGTACCCAAAGTAGTAATACGTCTCGCGCAGTTCTTTGCTAGTACCTACCATTGTGCCGTAGGGTATGGTCTGCCCTTTGTTTATTTTGCCGTACGGCCTATTGCTCGGGCGGGAATCTTTTTTCATAGTATTCCTTGCGGTCGCTACTGCTCCATCGCTCCCATGAGTAATGAATCTCGGGGAACCGCTTGTGCCAGTAGCGCCAAAGTATGCGTACTCCATTTTCAACACTGCCCATAAGTCCTGCCGTGTCCGGCCTCGCAGTTCAGGGGCAACTCAAGCGCCCACTTGGGTCGCACGCGCATACACATCTCTACATATTCTTGCGCAACCTCAACCTCTTCCTTGGGTACGATGCAAGCAATCGCATCATGCACAGTCATAACCACTTTGTATTTCTTAGCGATCAGTAGCATCTGTTCACCAATCACGATACGTGCTAACGCTTGGCACACGTTCTCAATCACCTTGCCGCCATAAATTCGGTTGGGGATTGTGGCTTTGCCTTTCTTGGTGTCGTACACCAACTCAGTCTTGCCTGTTGTAGCATCTGTGTGCTTACGTAAGTTGGGGTAACGCAAGTACAACCCGTTGGGTAGGAGGATGCCTTCCTTGCCCTCGATCTTCAGCGCACCATTGCGGCCTAGCGCCATTGAATTGTTACGCAAAATAGCCTCTAACGATGTACCCGCTTCTTTCCAAAGCTCAGTAATTTTCGGATACGTTTCGCGGTAAGTGTTGATAATCCGTTTTGCTTCATCCAACGTAATCTCCACATTAAAGTTCTTGAGTTGAGCTTGGAACTTCGCCGCACCCATACCGTATCCGCATCCAAGAATCGTCGTCTTACCAACGAATCGCTCGTCCTTCGTAATCTGCGTGACGTCTTTGCCATAGATAGCAGATGCCATGATTTTGTATACGTCCTCGCCACGATCAAATGCCTCCACTAAGTCGTCTTGTTCCGCAAGCCATGCTAGCGTACGGGCTTCAATTTGTGATGAGTCGGAGTCGATCATCATGTAACCTTCAGGCGCAAAGATAGCGTGTTTTAAAAGTGAGGCGCGAGGGATGTTTTGTAGGTTCAGCTTGTCATCACCGCCCCACCGCCCTGTGTGAGCGGCATAGTATCGGAGGGGAACTGGCATAAGTCCTCGTTTGGCAATCCCAATAAACCTTTCGGTTCGCGTCTCCTCGATGGTCGACTTCGTGCCAAGGCGTGCG